TGATTGTCACCGCTGCCGAGGCACCGCTTGCACGGCAGATCGCTGAGTCGCTGTCACCCGTCCACGGCGCAGGAATGTGGATCACCGGGCTGTCGGCAGACGGCAACGAACCAGCCACGCACTGTATCTCGACGGGATACATCAGTACCGAGTTTGCAGCTTTGATGCCTGAACAAGTCTGGGAATACGACAGTGAACTGGATACTTGGGACTTGATTGATGATATTCCGGGTGACCCCGTTGCATTGTATAATATGTGCATTGAGGCGGGTATGTCCGTTACTCAGGCGCAGATAGATGATCTGTTCGCCAACTGCGATGTGACCACGCAGGAACCGTTCGTAGCTTTTGACAGGCTTGGATTGAAAATCATTACTGGAGATATCAATGCCTAAGACTCAGGCTTGGACTCGCAAAGAAGGCAAGAACCCGGAAGGCGGTCTAAACGCCGCAGGTCGTACGTCCTATAACCGTTCTAATCCCGGCAAGCCGGGTCTCAAGGCTCCGGTTAAAAGGGCCGAAGCAGCCAAGTCCCCCAAGTCTGCGGCTAGGCGTAAGTCATTCTGTGCGAGGATGACCGGTATGAAGAAGCGGCTTACTTCCGCCAAGACCGCAAAAGATCCTAATAGCAGGATCAATAAGTCACTTAGGGCATGGGACTGCTAAAAGGAATTGATGATGGAGATGGTAATCTGGAACATGATCTTGACCGGAATAGTGTCTATTCTTGGTTTTTTTATGAAAGATAAGTTCGCAGAATTACAGCGCCTTGGGGTCTTGTTAAACAAGACTAGAGAGGAAGTTGCTAGGGATCATATTACTAGGAGCGAGTTTAGACACGATATGAAGCAGTTGCTTGATAGGTTTGACAGGCTGGAACAGAAGATTGACCGTCTTAATGATGACAAAGACTGATGCCTAGCAATAGCAACAAGCAGGAAAGATTTATGCAAGCCGTGGCACATAACCCAGAGTTTGCCAAGAAGGTCGGCGTACCGGTCTCCGTTGGCAAAGAGTTCGTTAAAGAAGACAAGGAGACCGATATGAAGCGTTACATGAAGGGGGGCAAGATGCCCTCCAAGCCGTCCCTGCCCTCGCAGGCGTCCTCCAAGGCTGCTTCCGCTATGGAGCGTTTTGCGGGCGCTCGCGGAATGTTGGGGGGCGGTTCCACCAAAGATCCGAATCCTAGAAAGGCTGGTGCCTTGTATAACTTGGGAACCAACCAGAATCCCAAGATGAGTGCCGGTGGGAAGACCAAGAAAATGGCATTTGGGGGAATGTCCTCAATGCCTAATTCAATCAAAGGCGTTCCTCCAGTTCCGTCTTATTCTCCGCCCATTATTCCGGGTTCCCCTGCTGATACGGGCAGCGCGGGAAGCACCCCTACCCCTATCCCTGCTGGATACGATTCCAACGATTCCACCAAGGTGACATTGAGGGGATCCACCCCTCCCACTCTTCCCTCTAAAGCAAACCCTAGGGCCGCTGCGGCGTTGGCTGCTCGCCAAAACAAGGGCCGTGGAATGGATATGCGCCGGGTTCCCACCCTTCCCGCTCAGGCTTCTCAGAGGGCTAGGGACTTGATGGCTTCCAGAATGCCTATCAGAACCCCCGGTGGTCCGGCTGAAATCACCCCTGAGACGCCCCCCGCCATGCCTCAGGTCGAAACTCTTCCTCCTGCTGGCGGCTCAGGTGGCTATGGTTTGAAAGTTGACGGGGAGGACTATAAGCCAATCACCCCTCCCCCGGTTCAAATTGACTTTAAAAAAGGCGGCAAGACTGGAACGGCTAAGGGCGGAATGACCAAGAGCCGTATGGATGGCTGCGCCACTCGCGGCAAGACTCGCGGGAGGATGGTGTAATGCCAGCCAATCAGAACCCTATTGGTTCCCGGAACGCCTCTAAGGAGGCTTTCGAGAACGAGAAACTGGCCGCTGAGTCCATGAATGCTGCCCGTGCGGCCTCCCAGATGCATCCCGTCACCAAGGGCGTGACCGAACCCCTCATGCGAATTACTGAGGACCTAAAGAAGAAGGGTATGAAGTCTGGCGGAATGACCAAGAAAGGGAAGCGTTGCTGATGGCGAAGGCTAAGAGCAAGGTCAACGCTGCCGGGAACTACACCAAGCCCAGTATGCGTAAAGCACTGTTCAACAAGATTAAGGGTCAGAACGTCCAAGGCACTGCGGCAGGAAAATGGAGCGCGAGAAAGGCCCAGCTTCTTGCAAAGCAATATAAGGCCAAGGGCGGAGGTTACCGCGATTGAAAGCCCCGCAAAAGTCCTTGAAAGCATGGACCGCTCAGAAATGGAGAACGAAAAGTGGTAAACGGTCTACTGACACAGGTGAAAGGTATCTTCCAGAGGCTGCGATCAAGGCTCTCAGCCCCTCCGAGTATGCCCGAACCACCGCCGCCAAGCGCAAAGGCAAAGCGCAAGGTAAGCAGTTTGTCCCCCAGCCCAAGGGTATCGCTCAAAAAACGCGCCGCTATCGCCAAGCGGGTAAGTAAGAAGAAGTAATGGCCTACAACACCACAGATACCACTAACTTCAACCTCGACCTCAATGAAGTCATTGAGGAAGCCTTTGAGCGTTGTGGTCGGGAGCTAAGGACCGGGTACGATTTCAGGACCGCTACCCGGTCCCTGAACCTGATGCTCCTAGAATGGGCGAATCGGGGCATCAACCTGTGGACCATTTCAGAGGGATCGATCTCATTGGTCTCTGGAACGGCAACCTACAATCTTCCTGCTGACACAGTGGATCTCCTTGACCATGTGATCAGGACGAACTCTGGGATCAATCAGGCAGATACGACTATCAACCGTATATCTAACAGTGTCTACGCCACCATTCCAAACAAGAATGTGACGGGACTGCCTATACAGATTGTGGTTAAACGCCTATCTGGAGCCAATAACAGTTCCGGTGTAACTCAGTATCCTCAGGTGACTGTCTGGCCTGTCCCGGACGACTCTCAGCCCTACACGCTCGTCTACTGGCGTCTGAGGCGTATTCAGGATCAGGGAACCGGAATTAGTGGTCAGGACATCCCTTTCAGGTTCCTGCCCTGTCTTGTGGCTGGGCTTGCCTATTATTTGTCGCTTAAACTTCCAGATGTAGATCCAAACCGTCCTGTGATGCTGAAGGCGATCTATGACGAAGAATGGCAAAGGGCATCAGATGAGGATCGTGAAAAAGCAACGGTTAGGTTTGTTCCTAAGGCCCAAATCTAATGTCGTCTGCTTTTGCATCTGGCAAACACGCAATAGCCGAATGCGATAGGTGCGGCTTTAAGTACAAGTTGAAAGAACTGAAGAAACTGGAGGTCAACGGCCAGACGGTAGATATCAAGGTGTGTTCAGAATGCTGGGAACCAGAAAACCCGCAGGACGACCTTGGCAAGTACCCGGTCAATGACCCTCAGGCCATTTTTGATCCAAGGCCAGAGAAGAATGTGAGTCAGAGCAGGGACATCCAATGGGGATGGAGCCCTGTAGGAATGGCCGGGGATTTTGGCCTGACCCAGAATAATTTAGTTGGGTCTGGAGAAATAGGGTCAGTTACTATAATTATCGTTTAAACTATGGCTAATCGAGACAAGAACAGCAGGAATCAGCTTAGGGATTACGGTCATTCATACGTTGAGTCCAAAAGACGAGATCAGGATGACTTTGAGTACAGGAATAAACGAAACAGGCGAAAGAAGCGGCTAGATCGTTTTGAGGATTAAAAATTGAATTATTCTGATCTGGTAAGTGCAATTCAGGAATACACAGGAAACTCTGAGACGAGTTTCGTGGCTAATATTCCTTTGTTTGTTTCTCAGGCTGAAGAGAGGATATACAACACCGTCCAGATCCCGGCTTTAAGGCGGAATCAAATTGGAACGATGACCAGTGGTAACAAATACCTTAATTTGCCAGATGATTGGCTTTATACATATTCTCTTGCGGTTATAAATATTTCAAATAACAATCAGTCTTTTCTTCTGAATAAGGATGTTAACTACATAAGGCAGGCTTTCCCAAATCCTTCGGCAAACGGGATTCCTACTCATTACGCCATATTTGATGACGATACCCTTATTTTAGGGCCAACCCCAGATCAAAATTATTCTGTGGAAATGCATTATGGGTACTATCCTCAATCGATAGTAACAGCAGGGACAAGCTGGGTTGGGGATAATTTTGAAAATGTCCTGTTGTATGGATGCCTCAGGGAGGCTTACCTTTACATGAAGGGCGATCAGGATATGGTTTCTTATTATGAATCAAAGTACCAAGAAGGAATAATTCTTCTCAAGCAACTTGGTGAGGGCAGAAATACCTCAGATTCTTATAGAAGCGGAAGGCAAAGGGTTCCTGTGTAATGAATATTGAACTAGGAACCCCCCTTGTTATAGCAACCAGCAATCGCGGGCTTAACCCAGATGAGTTGGCGGAACTTGCTACCAATCGAATTATTCAGGTTGGTCAGAATAGCCATCCACTGGTAATTGAACAGGCCAAGGCTTTCAGGGAACAGATCAAGGAAATCCTCACTGGTTATTTTCACAAGGCTCAATCTGAAGAAAGGGCCACCATAAAGATCAAGATCTCGGAAAACGGTTTCGCTGATCTTGCTAATGTTTTAGACAAACTCTAAGGAGAATTACGATGGCTATTAGTCAGGCAATGACCACTTCCTTCAAGGTTGACATCCTGTCGGGTGGGCATAACTTCAACACCACCAACCGTTCGCTGACGAGCAACACGCAGGATACGTTCAAAATCGCACTGTACACTTCTTCTGCTACGCTGGATGCAACCACCACGGCTTATACGACTTCCAACGAAGTGGTCGGAACGGGTTATACCGCTGGCGGGAATACGCTTACTACGGTTGCCCCTACTTCGTCTGGAACGACTGCTTTTGTCGATTTCAACGACACTCAGTGGACTACCGCTACCATCACGGCTAACGGTGCGCTGATTTATAACAGCAGCAACTCCAACAAGTCGGTTGCGGTTCTGGCCTTTGGTTCTGACAAGACCTCGACGGCTGGCACGTTCACGATCCAGTTCCCGACTGCTGACGCGAGTAACGCTATTATCCGGATTGCGTAATGGCAACAGTCAAGCATCGGTTTGGGCCTAGGGACGCGCAATACCCGGCCACCAACTACGCTACCTATCAGTCGGTGTCGGGAACCAACTTCCCGGTGGAATCGCTCGCGTTCGATCAGACCACATCTGAAACGGTTTACTTTCAGTTCCCCGCCGTGAACTACGGTGCTGGTAACTTAACCGTTACCGTCCAGTGGTACTCCAGTGCGACTAGCGGTGGCGTGGTGTGGGGCGGCAGTGTTGCCGCGATTACCCCAAATACAGACACCACCAGTATCGAAGCCAAGGCGTTTGCAACCGAAAACGTCAGTGCGTCAGATACGGTATCGACCAGCAGCAAGGCTCTGAACGAGACTTCTTTTACCATCTCCAACCTAGACAGTATCAGCAGCACCGACTGGTGTGTTCTTCGGCTTGCTCGAAAGGTAGCCGACGCTGGTGACACGATGGCCGCAGACGCTTTGGTTGTTCAGGTTGGCATCGACTATAGCGACACCTAATCATGTCGCGGGGTTACAGCGGATCAACTGACAAGAGTATCGTAGACGCATCTCCGATAAGCGGGGACGCATTTACCTTTTCTGCTTGGGCTGCTTACGACACCGATAACAACGCTGGTCAGGTTTGCGTTGCGCTTGTCAACCAGACAACCAACCAAAACCAAGCGTTCCTGAACTGCTCTTTCGACTTCAGCGCGACGGTCAATTTCTCAATACGCAGATCGGGTACCTACTTTCACGCCTACACCAGCAACAGTTTGACCGCTAATGGCGGGTGGAATCACCTCGCTGGAGTAATGGTTGGGGTCTCTGAGCGTTACAGCTATCTCAACGGTGACACAGCAAACAAGGGAACGAACACCACCACTATCGCAAGTTTGGCAGGGCTTTTTAACCGCACAAACGTGGGGTCTTTGTATCCTGTCACAACGAACCAGCAGACCACGCAAGGAAGGGTAGCTTATCCCGCGATCTGGAACGCTGCCCTGTCCGACGCTGAGATTGTGATGCTTTCACAAGGCGTTTCGCCGCTACTCGTCAGGCCGCAGAATCTTGTTTTCTATGTGCCGTATCTGGGTAGAGACTCAAGCGACATCGATATCATTGGTCGAAACGCGCTGACCAACACAGGAACAACCTCGCAGCTATCTGAGCCGGTTGTCACAGGCGCGACCAACAAGAACTCAACCAAGATATTTCTACCTATTAACACAGGGTCGGTTGACTTCTCAGCCGGGGCTACCTCAATGGCTCGCGTTGCGTCGGCGGTGGTCAGTTCGTTCCCGGTGTCAATGTTTGCGTTTTGCAAGCCGTATTCTGTCCCAACCCCCAACGTGCCAGCGGGTTCAGACAGACAGTTTGGGGTTTTGTGTGTTGATGGCACGTCAAATTTGAATTTTTTGAGGTTGAACCTCGCAAATACGGATTTATATGGTGGAGTGACTGGTTATGCAGCGGGCGATATACAGGCTTTAGCAAGATGTAGAACATCGTCTATTGCAAATGCGGTAGTAACAAGTAATGCATCGTTTTTGCAAGTAAATAGCTGGGCTGCTGTTGGAGGAACATGGAACACAACTCCAGTATCTCCAACCTTAAAAGGATATAAGGACGGAAATGATTTAACCATTCCTGTGGTGACAGGTGGGGCACAAGCTTTCCCAACGCTTGTTGAAACCGTGATTGGCCGCGAAGCGATTTCGCTTGGACAGGCGGGCAGAAACTTCGACGGACTTATTTCTAGAGTCGCCATCTGGTCAACGGTCTTGTCGGACGCCGAGATGGCTTCTTTGTACAACGGAACGTCCCCACTCTCTATTCAACTAAGCAACCTTGTGTGTTACTGGCCCGGCTCCGTCATTACGATTGATGGCAGTCAGTACATGGAAGAAGTCATTCAGGGTAAACACGCCCTGTTAAGTGGTGGGGCGGTGTGGGATGCGGAGAATCCGAGCATTCCAGCGTTTAAATCTTATTTTGTTGTAAACATAAATTCTGTTATTTAACGGGAGACGATAATGTATAGAAACACAGCCTCCCAGTATATTGCAGCCCAGTTGGTCAGCCTGACTGACGGGTCTAATATTACGACTGGAACAACGACTGTATACGTCCTGAAGGACGGCGGATCGCAGACAACCGGATCAGGTACTGTCACACATGAGGGCAACGGGTGCTGGTCTTATGCTTGCACCCAGTCTGATACCGATGCTAGCCATGTCGCGTTTACTTTTGTCAATACTTCTGCTGTTTCAGTGACTGTACAGACCTACCCAATCGTCCTTAACGACTACGCCGATGCCCTGCTCAAGCGTGACTGGAGTTCGGTAACCGGTGAGGCGGCTAGGTCTGTCATTAACGCCCTGAGATTTCTGCGTAACAAGTGGTCTATCTCTGGAACTACTTTAACTGTCACCAAGGAAGACGATGCTACCTCTGCATGGACCTCAACCCTGACTTCAAGCGGTGCGGCAGAGCCTATTACGTCTAGCGATCCAGCGTGATTATAAATGTCGCATTTCAAGATTTATTACAGCGACACTGTTTATCAGGGTGATGGGCAGCAGGATTGGATAAACGCTCCTGATCAGGACGTTCAAGTCGTAGTTGTCTTGGAACACCAGCCGGTGTTTCCTAACTTGCCAGATAGGTTTACGACTGGGTTTGTTTACACAGCCAAGAATTCATCTACGTTCTATACCGGCGTTGATGAGTATGATCCATTGAACTATGGGTCTATCAAGTACGGAGCGTTACTGCCTGACGCCGAGTATTTCGCCATCTGGGATTTAGCATATGGCGACAATTGACTTAAAAATAGATAGTGTTACAGCCGCTACAGGGTGGACAAACGCCACTGTAACCTCTCTTGCGAGCGTCGATGGTAACGTAGCTTCTGGCGGCACGGCTGGTGAATTCATAGATGGTAGTCTTGATAATCCGCCATCTGGTTCAAGTAACACAATTACGCTCAAAGTCTGGGCGAGCGTAAGCGGGACAGTCAACCGAGCAAAACAAGTTGAAGTTGACCTATATATAGGAGATCCGGCGGCTGGCGGGTCGTTAATACGATCTTTTACAACCAGTGACCTGACTTCGACTATAACCCAATACTCTGATTCAGCATTTGACGTAAGCGGGTATTCCACCGCTCAATTAAATAGTTTATATGTAAGATTAACCGTCACCGAGGGTGGCGGTATGCCTGACAGTGCGTCGGTCAATATCGACGCATTTGCCGGGACTCTTGATTATACCGCTTCGGTTGACGTAACTGTACCTGTTACAACTGTATCTGGTACGGGACAAGTTGGTGACGTAACTGTAGATCTTGTTACTCCCGTAGACGTAACAACCGTATTTGCGACAGGCCAGACAGGCGACCCAACGGTTACTGGCGATGCAAACGTACCCGTCACTACAGTACTGGGAACAGGCCAAGTCGGTGATGTCACCGTAGCAATAAGTATTTCTACCCCTGTCAGCGGGGTATCCGCTACAGGTCAGCTTGGCGACGAAACGGTATCCATAAGTGTCTCTTCATCTGCAACAGGCGAGTTTGCCACAGGGCAAGTAGGTAGCGTAACCACTGTATCTGGCGCAGCGGTTTATTTGCCGCTGTTGATGAACATTGGTGCCTTGTTCGGTGCCGTTAACGTAAGTGTTACCGGAGTCTCTGCCACAGGTCAGACCGGGACTGTCACGGTCACGGGATCGGCAAACGTATTCCCAACTAGCGTATCCGCCACGGGTCAGACGGGCGCAGTTACTGTTTCAGCTTCAGCCAATGTCCCTGTAACTGGGGTATCTGCAACGGGTCAAACAGGGACCGTAAACGTAACCGGCGATGCAGTAGTCCCGGTAACCGGAGTATCCGCTACAGGCCAGACCGGCACGGTTACTTTCTCGTTGGGAGCGACAGTATTCCCCACGGGGGTATCGGCTACTGGCGAGACGGGAACCCCAACGATTACGGGAACGGCAAACGTATTCCCCACCGGGGTCTCTGCGACAGGCCAGACCGGCACGGTAGACGTAGTAGCAGACGGTAATATTTCCGTAGGCGTCTCCGGGGTAGAGGCTTCGGCTCTGGCTGGCACCCCGACCATAACCGGGACAGCCCTGTTCTCTGTAACTGGAGTATCGGCTACAGGGCAGACTGGAACTGCAACCGTCGATCTGACTCTTCTGGTGCCCGTCACGGGGCTATCTGCCACTGGGGCGACTGGAACCGCTTCCGTAACCGGAGCCGCCAATACATCCCTGAGCGGCGTTTCAGCCACGGGACAGACAGGCTCTGTCACTGTTACGTCAACTCAAGATGTAACGATTTCTGTATCTGGCCTTTCGGCTACCGTATCTGCCGGAACCCTGACCGCAACTGGAACCGCACTTGTCACGGTTAGCGGTGAAAGTTTAAACGCAGTTCTCGGTGTAGTCACTGCCATAGCGGACGTAAATATTCCAATAACTGGGATATCTTCCTCCGGTCAGGTCGGAAACGTAACCGTAAGCCTCATAACTGGCGTAACGGTTGCCGTAAATGGGTTGACGGGAACCGTCTCAATAGGTCCTTACTCTATTTGGTATACGATTGACACATCTTCTGGTTCTGGAAACTGGAATCCAGTTGTTTTGCCCGGTGATCCCGGATGGTCAGATGTCAACAAAGCTCAGTCTGATACATGGGAGAATGTTGATACTACTGGAGTTTCTGACTGGAATAGTGTAGATAAGACTCAAAATTCTTCTTGGATTTAAACGTCCAAACAAACATAATTCATTAATTCCCATAGGGGCTAAAGATGCCTAGTACATATTCAACCAACCTAGCCATAACCCTCATGGCAACCGGAGAAGAGTCCGGAAACTGGGGGAATATCACAAATACCAACCTTGGAACCCTGATTGAGCAGGCCATTAGTGGCTATGTGATTCAGTCAATGTCTGATTCTGACTTGACCCTTAGCATGAATAATGGATCGACTTCTGTTCCAAGGAATATGGCTATTGAGGTCACCGGAGCCCTAACAGCTACCAGAAATCTGATCATTCCCGCCAATAAAAAGTTGTATTTTATTTACAACAATACCACTGGCGGTCATTCTATAGTTGTAAAGGTTTCTGGTCAGACTGGCGTCACCGTCCCTAATGGAAGGAAAATCTCTCTTGTTTGCAACGGGACTGACGCTGTTCAGGCCGCTGACTATACATCTGTTTCTTATGCCGGTTCTTTTGTCCCGCTCAGTTCGTCGATCCCTGCAAATGGGATGTATTTGCCAAGCGCAAACAATGTAGGAATTGCGGCAAATAGCACTAACATACTTACCGCATCTTCTTCTGGCGTCCAGATTGGGAGTCCAGTTGGAGGATTTCAGGGTGCCGGGACCATTAACGCATCCGCGCTTTATATAGATGGGAGCCCAGTCGGGAGCAGCAGCGGAACCGTTACCAGTGTTTCTGGAACTGGAACTGTAAATGGAATAACGCTATCTGGAAGCGGAAGCTCTGCCGTCACGCTGACTCTTGGCGGAACTCTTAGCGGCGTCAATTTAGCCTCTCAGGTTACCGGCATTCTTGGAATTGCCAATGGCGGAACAGGTCAAAATAACGCATCCAATGCAATCAATGCATTGGTTCCATCCCAGACTGGAAATGGCGGCAAATACTTAACTACTAATGGCAGCGCGGTTTCTTGGGCAACCGTTTCCGCAGGAGGTGGCGGCACTGTAACTTCAGTGACTTTGGCTACCACTGGGACCGGCCTCTTGGTTAGCGGAGCAGAAACCCAAGAGATAACTGGATCAGGCACATTTACTCTAAGTGGAATATTGGATTTGGATAATGGAGGAACGGGCTCATCTACTGCCAGCGGTGCCAGAACAAACTTAGGGCTTGTTATAGGAACAAACGTCCTTGCCCCAAATGGCAACGGGTCCGCTTTAACCAGTTTAAATGCAGGAAGCATTTCTACCGGAACTTTGGCAGTAGCAAGAGGCGGAACAGGCGTAGGTTCTTCTACTGGAACGGGCAGTGTCGTTCTCTCAACAAGCCCAACACTGACGACTCCAGCCCTTGGAACTCCATCTTCTGGAACCCTCACAAATTGTACAGGATTGCCTGTAGCAAGCGGAATCAGCGGTCTTGGTGCTAATGTTGCTACATTCCTCGCCACCCCCACTAGCGCCAATTTGGCCTCTGCGGTGACCGATGAGACTGGCACTGGAAATCTTGTATTCAGCGCCTCTCCGACTTTCACCGGAACCGCAGGCTTTGCAGCAATCAGCACAAGTGGTGTCATTGATGTAGGCAATGCCTTAGATACCACCCTATCTAGGTTGTCTGCTGCAAAACTGGGCGTGGAAGGCAAGGCCCTGATTAAACACACCGGATCGTATACCTCCGGTGAAGTGACGCTTTCCACTACTGACCCGACCGGCGGTTCTGACGGCGACATCTGGCTGAAGTACACGGCTTAATACCATGACGATGCACGTTAAGGTTGGCGGCGCTTGGAAGCAGGTTGACATACCTTCCGTGAAGGTTGGCGGTGCATGGAAGACCGTGTCTGCCGGGTATGTGAAAGTCGCAGGAGCATGGAAGGAGTTTTATAGTTCTTTTAGTCCTGTCACTTATGATTTTACAACCGCAGGAACTAATTCTGTAACTGTTCCAACCGGAGCTTCTCAAATAGTTGTTCGCGTATTTGGCGGCGGTGGTGGTGGCGGTGGAGGCACTACAAATATTAGTGAAGGAGGCGGCGGTGGAGGCAGCGGTGGTTACGCAAAAATTACCCGTACTTTAATTTCCGCAGACGCAGGTAAGACTATTAACTATACAGTTGGTGCGCTAGGCACTAGAGGTGGAGTAGACGGTAACGGCGGGAATGGTGGTAATTCCACCTGCTCTGGATCGACTTTATCTACGACTTTTTCCATAACCGGAGGCGGCGGCGGTGGTGGACGTAGTTATTCCAACGGTCAGGCTGGCGGAACGGCTGGAACCACTTCAGGTGGAGATGGTGGGTCAGGATCATCCGTAGGCAATGCAGGTACTAGCGGTACCGTCTCAGACCCCGCCCCGGGCGGCAGCGCGGTTGCTGGAGATATAAGTAACTTAAATGGATCAGGTGGCGCTGGTAATAGCAATCTAGGAGTTGTGGGTGTAGTAGGCAGAGTAAGGATAGAATTTACTTAGGAGAAACAAATGGAAGTCATCATTCTTATCGGAGTTCTTGTAGCGTTCGGCGCATTCCTTTTCTACAAGGCTGGCAAGTCGCACGGTAGTGATTCTGGCGGCGGTGCCCTTCCCGGCAAGTACGATCAGGACAAGAAGTGAATGCCTGAGAAACTTTCAGAAAAGCGTTGCAGGTTTTCGGTTGATATCTCTAATCTTGTGATCTGGGCTAATCATCAACCGGGATACTCTTGCGCCTTTGATCAGGTTAAACGCACCAAGGAAGAAGCCCTTGCTAATGCAAAGTCTGGCAGGGGAATCTCAAACAGTCTCCACTTGATTGGCCTAGCTGCCGATTTGATCCTTTACAAGGATGGCATTTACCAAACCGGCACAGAGGCATACAAGTTTATGGGAGAGCGTTGGAAGGCAATGGGTCCAGACCATCGTTGGGGTGGGGATTTTAAGAAGGTTGACGGCAACCATTTCAGTATCGAACACAACGGTGTTCAGTAAAGGAGATAGATATGAGCGCATTGATTGAAGCTGTTAAGGCCATTCTCACTAAGGCGGTTCCTTCTTGGACCGTATGGCTAGGTGTGATTTGGGCCGTTGTGTCCGGTCTTCCGGATGTCCTCGTTACCGTGGTCGGCTGGTTTGGAGAGGTCACCCCGGATCTCACCGCCAAGGTTGTGGCTGTGAGCCTGTTGGTCGCCCGGTTCCGCTCGATTGCTGGTCCGGTCATTCTGGCGCTTCTCGGCAAGACTGAAGCCAAGTGAGCGAGGGGGCTCCGAATTATCCGAAAAAGATTGTCCTCACTGCTTGGACCGTCTTCATTTGGATTTTTCGGAGCCCTACCCTGCTTACGCTCATCATTGGCGCTGGATTTGGTTACTACACCGGTTGGCAGGCAGGTAAGGCAAGCGCATTACCACGGGCGCTCAGGGCGGAACAAATGCTTGCCGACTACAAGGCGGAGGTTGCCAAGGCCCTAGAAACCGCAGCGGTTAAACAGATTCAGATTCGGGACGAAGTGAGGAATCAGTATGAAAACCAGAACATCAAGATGGACGCCCTCAATCTTCGTCTTGCCGATATGCGTCGTGATGTCAGGTTGTGCGGCGCAACAAGTGTCTTGCCAATACCCCCCGCCTCCGCCGGAGCTAATCCAGAAGAAAACAGTGGACAGCCAAGAGCGGCTGATGTTGTTTTACAAGAGCTTGCAGCAGACCTCGCCAGACGATGCGACGGAACCGCCGTCCAACTCAACGCCTTAATTGACTGGATAATCAAAACGAGAGCTGAGTAATGGCCCTTAAAAGAATACAATTTGCGCCGGGTATAACCAAAGAGTCAACCTCTTATGCAAATGAGGGGACTTTTTATGATGCGAACTGGGCGAGATTCAGGTCTGGCTACGCGGAGAAGATCGGCGGATGGGTCAATCAGGCTTTTAGTAAAACGTATAAGGGAATTGCTAGGAACCTGTGGAACTGGATCACTAACTCCAGCGAAAATATGCTCGGGATAGGAACCAGTCAAAAATACTACATAGACAAAGATGGTCTTGATTATTACGACATTACTCCACTAAGAACTGGCGCGGTATCTTTGGGAGCGAGTCCCATATCTGTCACCAATGGAAGCAAGGTTGTGACTATCACCGCAGCCTCCCATTCGGCGGTTGCAGGAACCTATATCACAATAACTAGCACCGCCTCTGTTGGCGGTTTAAACATATCTGGCGAATACGAGATTGTAGAAATCATCGACGCCAATACATACACCATATCAAGTCCGACTGCGGCTTCTTCGACTGCGGCAGGAGGCGGAACCGTAACGGTTACCTATCAGATCAATGCAGGAAGCTCCTCTGTCATCTCTGGAGGCTCTGGGTGGGGCCTTGGTCCTTGGGGGAACGGATCATGGGGCCAGTCATCTGGCTCCTCTACAGGGCCTCAGATTCGTTTGTGGTCGCATACAAATTTTGGTCAGGACTTGCTTATATGCCCAAGGAACGGGGAGATATATTACTGGACGCTAGATACTTCCACTTACGCAAGGGCGATTACCCTTGAGGAAAAAGCAAATTTAACCGGGAAATTTTCTGCATATGGCTCGTCCGCAGGGGCTGGGACCAGCATAGTCTTGGAAGACGTAAGCGGAGTAAATGTTGGCTCCGTTGTGATATCTGGCACAAACATAGCAAACCCCGGCGTTGACTATGTCGTTTCTGTGAACCTAGGAACTAGAACTGTGACGTTATCATCCGCCACAACTGGGGCGGCTTCCGGGGTCTATTTGTTTAGCTATTCTGGTCGTTACGTTCCACAGCAGGCTGGTCTTATCGTAAGCTCAGAAGTGAGCAAATTTATTGTGGCGCTTGGCGCTACACCATATGACCCTACCAATTTCAATACAACATACAACCCGTTATTGGTTAGGTGGTCTGATCAGGAAAATGCGTTTGAGTGGGTTCCAGAGGTAACCAACCAATCTGGTGAGCAGATATTGAGCAATGGCTCATACCTAGTAACAGCCCAGACCAATCGTCAAGAGATACTTATATGGTCTGATTCTGCTATTTACTCAATGCAGTACCTAGGCCCACCGTTTGTTTTCGGGTTCAATTTGCTTATGGACAACATATCCATAGCATCCCCGAATTCAGCAATAACTGCCGCTAACGTCACTTACTGGATGGGCGTTGATAAATTCTACGTTTACACGGGGCGTGTTGAAACGCTTCCTTGTACGCTTAGAAACTATGTATTCAACGACATAAACAGGGGCCAGATAGATCAGGTCGTATCAGGAACAAATGAGGGCTATAGCGAAGTATGGTGGTTTTATCCTTCCGCTAACAGCCAAGTTAATGATAGGTATGTTATCTATAACTACCTTGAAAAGGTCTGGTACTACGGATCATTGAACCGGACCGGATGGTTAGACTCTCCGCTCAGGTCAGGCCCAATGGGTGCGTTCAGCATCCAGAACACTTATATCGATATTGATATAAATGATTCAACAGACATTATTCAGGGAATTGATGTCTCATCTTACCCGACATCTGGAACATTGTTGATCGATTCAGAGGAAATCTCTTATTCAGGATTGAATGTAAATTCCCAGCAGTTCACCGGATGCACAAGGGGCGTTAACGGAACAACAGCCGCATCTCATTTGAGGTACTCTGCGATAACTTATCTTGTAAACAATCAAATAATGATCCATGAAACAGGTAATGATGACTATTCTTCAGCGACACCGGTAGCGATAAGATCGTATGTATCTTCGGCTGACTTCGACATAGAAGACGGCAATCAATTTGGATTCGTATGGAGAATGTTGCCAGACCTTACTTTTTCAGGGTCAACAGGAGCCAGTCCGGTTGTTACCATGACCGTAGAGGGCAGGCAGAACTCTGGTAACAATTATGTTACTGCTGATAGCCCATCAGTGACCCGCACCGCAGTGATCCCTGTAGAGCAGTACACGGGAGAGATCTTTACCCGTGTTCGCGGAAGGCAAATGAGGTTCACCCTTGATTCAAATTCAATTGGGGTCGCTTGGCAGATGGGCGCGATGAGAATAGACCTAAGGTCTGACGGGAGGCAGTAATGGACTATCAGAAAACCCCAAAAGCGCCAAGCCTAGTCTCCGCTCCAGAAGAGTACAGCATCCAGTATCAAAATCAGTTAAACAATGTTTTTAGGCTGTACTTTAATGAATTGGACGATGTTTCTAGGTCTCTTATACAGAAGACAAATAATCTCTCTGTTATGAACTGGCTTTCTACAGGGTCTTTCTGATGAAGTTTCAAGACATAATTGGAACGAGGATTGCTCAGGCGTCTTTAGGAACCTCTTATGCTGTTATATACAAGGTTCCCGCAGATACCAGAACATATATAAAAGGAATTGATATCTGCAATACCACTTCCTCCCCGATTAGTGTATATGTATCTCTGGTCCCGACTGGAGAAACTGCTGGCGCTTCCAACGCATTGTTTTATAACGCAAGCGTCCCGGGCAGCACGACAGTTCAGTGGACCGGAACTCAGATCATTTTACAGGACGATACGATACAAGTCAGGGCGACTGCGTCTGGATGCACGATTAGCATATCCGGAGGCGAAGCGTCATGACTATCGCTCTTTACCCCCCATACGGATCTGGACCGGGTAATAGTCTTTATATTTCTTATTCTGGAATGCAGACAGATGCATTCGGGAGGCTCAGGGCCAGCGAGCCATATACTTTGTTTGACAGTCAAAACAGATATGAAAAGGATGATCAATTCGACGAATCAACTGCGTCAGGAGGATCAACAACATATTTGCCAAATGAAAGCACGGTAAGGCTTGACGTAACCACTGCATCGGGATCAGAGGTAATTAGGCAAAGTTTCAGAAGGCTCCATTACCAGCCCGGTAAGAGCCTTTTGACGCTACAGACATTTGTCATGAATGAACCCAAGTCAAATCTTAGACAGAGACTTGGTTATTTTGACACCCAGAATGGATGCTTTTTTCAATTAAACGACAGCACCAAGTCTTTTGTATTAAGAAGTTACACCAGTGGCAGCGTTGTGGAAAGCACTGTAAATCAATCAAACTGGAACGGCGATAAATTAGATGGAACAGGCTTGAGCGGAGTAACTCTTGATACAAGCAAGGCTCAAATTTTATTTTTTGATTTTGAGTGGCTTGGAGTCGGAAATGTAAGATGTGGTTTTATCATAAATGGGCAATATATAGTTTGTCATACATTTATGAATTCAAACGCAATAACTAGCGTTTACATGACAACGGCAATTCTTCCCCTTCGTTATGAGCTAACAAATACTGGCGCAACATCAACTTCATCTAGCATGAAGCAAATATGCGCTACTGTAATATCTGAGGGAGGGTATCAAAGGGTTGTAAAGGAAAGCGTTGCAAGAAGAACTTCAGTGCTATCCTCAATATCAACTACATTCGTTCCTCTGGTATCCATAAGGCTTGCATCAAATTCGCTTGGAGCAGTGGTTTTGCCATACAAAATAAATACGCTTCCCACGGTTTCTCAGGATTATGAAATAGTTTTGACTAAAAATGCGTCTTTGACCGGGGCTTCTTATAACACCACTGAATTCAATCACGTTGATTATGACGTTTCTGCCACCGCCATGTCTGGTGGGTTAATAGTTCAATCGAACTATGATTCAGCGAGCCAATTGTCAGTCTCCCCTCTATCTACGTCTGGGTATAACTTTGATCTTCAATTGGGGGCGTCTCTTGCCGGGGTAAGTGATGTATATACATTGGGGGTCAGGACCGTTGCCGGGGCAACTTCCGGAGAAGCAATAGGTTCAATTTCTTTTTACGACCTAACGGATTAACAATTTTTATAGATTGATATTTAAACGCTTTTAGAGAAAAATGTGAGTGCCTGTGGGTACATAGGCGAAGGAGACGGATTATGTTTGACGCACCCATGAGAGGTATAGCGGGCCACTTAGCCCAACAGGGCAGGTACGGCGATTCCACGCTTGTCCATATGAATCCCATGGAGGTTCAGGCACTTGCCTCTCTCTCCCCCACCGGTCAGTTGACCACCAACCCTGTCACTGGTCAGCCAGAGGCGTTCTTTTTGTCTGGACTGGGGGCTTATTTAGGCAATGCTATCTTTGGTAAATTGCTAGGCCCTCAGTTGGCGGGTGTCCTTGGATCTGCTGCCACCACCGGTCTTGTGACCGGCGACCTCAAGAAGGGCATTATGGCGGGGATCAGTGGCTATGGGTTCGGGAACGCCATCAGCGAGGCGATGAAGGCCGGAGCTTCCGCTGAAGTAGCCGAAGAAATGGCTGCTGCTGAAGCCGCAGATGCCGCCAATGCCCCTGTCGATAACTCCACTGTTCCTGAGTATCTCCAAAATCAACCAAGCGGGATTTATGACCCCGGCCCTCAAATTGAATTTGGACCAGCCGAAACCGCCGCCACCCCAGAAGAAATGTCTTTCTTTGAACGGTTTAAACAACCATTCAGCAGCAAAGAAGGGATTGGGGCATTCATGTCTTCCCTTGGAAAGCCCGGTACGATGCTTCCCATCTATGTGGGCGAGGGCAACATTGCCGCCATGGACGCTATGAAGGCCAGAAAGAGGTATGCCAAGAAGCTTGGTGCTGACAGGGAGAACGAACTGAGGCGAGCCCGTATGGGCCTCTACGGGGCTCTACAGGGCATTCAGCGCGACTACCCGGGCCTTGGGTACACCTACGGTCAGGGCTATGCCCATGGCGGGCAGATCAAAAAGATGGCTAAAGGGAAAAGTACGGAAGATGAAGTTCCAGATGTGATTCTCCCTGACCCCATCAGCGTTCAGGCCGGCCTGAGGGGCGCTACTATCAACACCCCTCCCCCGGTTGACTACTCCGCCCTGCATCAGGGTGGATCAGGCTATATGCCGGGACTCGCTCCTGAGTTCATGTACTTCGGCTCTGGAACCGGAGGCGGCGGCGGAAATTCTGGCGTTCTCCCTCCCCCGGGAGGCGGAGGAGCTGACGGCGGAATCTTTGGCGGGAACCAGCCTTCCCCGGGAACCGCTGGACCCACCAATCCTTATGATTGGGGCGGTTTTCTTAATATGTATTTTAACTCTCCATATTCTGATCAAGATGTTTTGCCTAGCAAATCAGAAGAATCAGAAGAAGATGAGCCGATTAACTGGGAAGAATATTTCAGGCCAGATGTAATCCCCGGGGAGCTTCACCTTCCAGAAGAATTACTAAATCAGCCTTGGTATCAGAAACCCCTTGAAGTAGCCAAAGAAGGAGTTGTTACTCTTGGAAAACTTAGCCCAACTTTTCAAGCGGCTAAACTTGGTTACACCGGCATAGATTGGCTTGCCAATCAATTTGGCGTCAATCTACCCGGCGGATATGAAAAAAGCGGAACTGTTACTACAGAAGCGCCTCCAGCCCAGTCATGGTGGGAATACCCTGACGGAACTAGAGTTTATCCGGATGGTACTGTCGTAAAGCCAGACGGAACAGTTGAGTCTGGAACCGCGCCAACGCAAGAAGAGTTAGATGCGGCGGCGGCTAATAGTAGTACTTCTCCCGCTGGAACCGTACAGAATACCCTTAATACCGTTACCCCTTACTCATCAGGACCTTCATACACTAGTGGCGGCGGTATGTCTCCTTTGGATTTTGGTTCAAATGCTGTTTTTAATTACGGAGGAGGAAGCAACCTTTTAAAAAGAGGCTATGTAGAATTAGATGAGCTTCCTTATGCAGAGGGCGGCTTAACCATTGGCAACAAAGTCAAGCGTTATCAGGAAGGCGGTCCAGTGATGATGGATGAGCCTGTCGATTCCGTATCCAACATGGAAATGATGCTTTCCGATATGGAACAGCCTGAGACCATCGATCCCCGTTCAGAGTACGACCAGTTGGTCAACATGACTGTCGCTGCCATCAAGGGCGAGATTGAGGAAGGCGCAGACCAGATCATTGAAGCCTTCGTTGCCGAATACGGCCCTGAGGCGTTTGCCCAGTTGAGGGACGCGGTCCTTAAGCAGATCGTTCCCGGTGCCCAGACCGAGGGCCTGATCGATGGCAACGGCGGCGGTATGGATGACGAGGTCGATGGCATGATCGGCAGTGAACAGAGGGTTGCTGTGTCCCCGGGTGAGTACATCATCCCGGCGGATGTGGTCTCTGGACTGGGCGATGGCAGCACTGATGCGGGTGCCAGCATCCTTGACGAGATGCTGGACTCCATCAGGATGGCCCGTACCGGCACGACCAAGCAGCCTGAACCGTTGTTTTCATGAACTACACCATCAGGGAGTTTGAAAAGAACCCTAACGAGTTTGCTGAACTGTTTAACCTGTTGACCAATCACTTCGCAGTGGAGCATGACCTTGGGAGCCTGAGTGGAGAGACCCATAGTCCTGACAAGGTAATCCACTGGATGATCAGAAACATCGACGTTGCCACCTTTGTGGCAGTCGATGAGGACGGAAAAATGGTAGGATCTATAGGGCTACACGAAGATAGCCCTTGGTGGTCCGAAGCCAAATACCTTGGTGACGGCTGGCTGTATGTGCTACCGGAACACCGAGCAAACAAAGTCGCTGCTAGGCTCCTTGAAGCCGCCAAAGACTTTGCAAAGAAGAGGGGACTCCCCCTCATGGTAGGTGTCCTGAATGCCACGGACATCGAACAAAAGTTCGCAATGATGCAAAAAAGAGGTTTCGTCCCAGTGGGCGGAATCTTTTTGGCGGAGGTTTAAACTATGTGTTGCGGAGGCGGCGGAGGCGGCGGTGGTGCCCAAGAGGTAACCACTACAACCACTAACTTGCCCGAATACGCACAGCCGTATTACGAGCATCTGCTCCAGAGGGGCGTGTACGAGAGTGCGCGTCCTTATGAGGCGTTCCCGGGTCAGAGGCTGGCTCAGTTCAGTCCCTATGAAACTCAGGCCATGCGGGGCATTTCCAACCTTGGAACCCCGGGCCAGTTCGGGACCGCGACCCAGTTGGCCGAGACGGTAGGGTT